GCCCCGCAGCGGGCGTTACGGCGAGGCGAGCACCGTCGTCTTTCAGAAGGTCTACGGCGGCGACCCCGAGACGCTGGCTCGCGACATCACGCAAGCGATCCGGCAGTACGTCAGCAAGCTTCAGCCCGCCCCGGTACGCGGCGGGGAGCACGGCCAGGTGGGAGTTGACCCGCCGTGGCAGCCGGTTCCCAAGGTCGATCCGTGGCAACCGCAGCCCCTGCCCAATCAACCGTTCCCGCCGTTTGATCCCACGATCCCGCCGCAACCGCCCGCGCCCAAGCCAGCCCCGGCGTTCCCTTGGTCGTCGGTCCTCTCGCTGGTCATGGCCGGGTTCTCGCTGCCGGCGGCCGTGGCGCTGGTGATCTGGGCCGTGTTGTACATCCGCGCTCGCCGACAAGCCCAGGGCAAGCCGCCAATCGTCGATCAGCCCACGCTGGATCGGTTGCTCGAAGTTCTCAAGCAGGTCGAGAAGCCGAAACCAACGAATGGGGAGACATGATCGGAGTATCACGTCATGTCTGACCTGCTCGAAACCGGTCAGCAATGGCTCGCCGACCAACTGAAGACACACGCCTCACGGTCGGTGATCTATATGCGCGGCGGTGAGCAGGTCGCGGTGCGAGCCACAATTGGCCGCACGCTGCTCAAGCTTGATGACGGCTACGGCGGCGTGCGGATGGAATGGACCGACCGGGACTTCTTGATTCCGGCGGCCGACCTGGTGCTTGCCGGGAGTCCGGCCACGCCTCAGCGCGGTGATCGCATTCGGGAAACCTCCGGATCACAGACGTTCATATTTGAAGTGATGGCTCCCGGCAAGGAGCCGCCGTGGCGCTGGTCGGACCCGTTCCGCAAGATGCTGCGAATTCACACCAAGCACACCGCCACGGAGGGGCTTTAGCACACATGGCCACGATCATCGACGTTGCCAACGCCGTCGTGGCGCAGCTCAACGGCGGCTCGTTCAGCCAGCCCTTCACGGCTCAACGACTCTACCGGCCGCAGTTCGATCTGTCGCAGATGAAGACGCTGCACGTGACCGTTGTGCCTAAGGCCCTGACCATTAACAGCCTCAGCCGCGGCAGCGACAGCCACGAATACCAGATCGACATCGCCGTGCAGAAGAAGTTCGAGACGGAAATGACGGAGGAGCTTGACCCGTTCGTGAGCCTGGTCGAGGAGATCGCGGACCGCTTCCGTATCCCGCGTCTGGCGTCGTTGCCCAGCGCGCTGTGCGTGAAGGTGGAAAACAAGCCAATCTACGCGCAGGAGCATTTCGACGAGATGCGGCAGTTCACCAGCATCATCACACTGACATTCCGAGTGGCGAGGTGAGCGATCGTCGGTGTGAAGGTGAAAACCAAGAGCCGCATGGAGCGGGTGGCTCAGAAAGCCAAACGCAAGAGCATCGAGAACCTGGGCCATGCCGGGGCAGCGATCCGCCTGACGGCCAAGCGAAGCATTCGCAAGCGCAAAGGCCCCTCGCCGATCGGTCAGCCGCCCCACACGCACACCCGCCGGCTGCCCCGGGCGATCAAGTACGCCGTCGTGAAGCAGAAGTCGTTGGTGGTTATCGGGCCGGACGTGGAGTCGCTGGGCACCGCTGGCAAGGCGCACGAGCACGGCGGGGCCTACAAGCGCGAACATTACAAGCCGCGTCCCTTCATGGGCCCGGCCCTGGAGAAGACCAAGGACCGCCTGCCCAAGCTGTGGGCGGGCTCGGTGCGGTGAGAAAAGGAGCAATCGCAACATGGCAACCAATTGGAAACTGGGCCGCGAATGCACGCTGTCGGTCGGCGGAGCCGAGCTAACGCTCGCCCGCGAGGTGACCGTGGAACTTGGCGGCAGCGAAGCCGACGTGACCACCCGGGCCAGCCAGGGCGTCAAGCGGAGCGTGCTGGCCCTGCGCGAACTAACCATCTCGGGCACCGCGCTGTACACCTCCGACGGTGCCGGGGCCCTGGTCAGTGCCTACAACAGCGGTGCGGCGATTGATGTGGCCGTCTCCGATCCGACGCTCAGCTACTCGGGCAAATGGATCGTCGCCAGTCTTTCACAGGGGCAGCCGCTGGAGGACGTGGCGACGCTCGATTTCACCCTCAAGCCCACCCTGGAGGAGACGTCCACGTGAAGACCTTCCAAGACAACGCCGGTCGGACTTGGACGGTGGCGATCAACGTCGACGCCGTCAAGCGGGTGCGGGACCTGCTTAAAGAGGATCTGCTGGACGTCGAGCATGTGCTCCAGCGGCTCATGGTCGATCCGATCTTGCTCTGTGACGTGATCTACTGCGTCTGCAAGCCGCAGGCGGACGCGGAGAACATATCGGATGTGCAGTTCGCCCAGGCGATGGCGGGCGACGCGATCGCCCATGCCAAGACGGCCTTGGTGGAGGAACTCGTAAATTTTTCCCCCGACCCGAGGGACCGCGAGAACCTCGGGCTGGCCGTGGCGAAGTTCAACATGATGGCCGGTCGGGCCCGGGAACTGATCAAGGCTCGGCTGGACAGCCCCAGGCTGAGCCAGGAGATCGAGGCGGCCCTGAGTGCCGTTGGCGTCTCGTTTACGAACTTGCCGGAATCGTCGGAGTCGACCCCGGACCGCTGACGCTCCGCGAGCTGTTCTGGATGGCCGATGGGCGCCAGCGTGCGGCATGGAATCATACGGCCCAGGTCCTTGCCATGCTCTACAACGCCTACCGTGACCGCCGGACCAAAACCCTGGCCCCCAGCGACTTCCATCCTTACCTCAAGAAACCGGTGCCGACCGTCACGCTCAAGGAGCTTGTCGAGATGGGCGTCCTGAAGCCTCCCAAGGAATGACCGCATGGCAAATGCCCAGGGAATCCGCGCCGGCCAGGCATTCGTCGAGCTGTTCGCCGACGACAGCCGGCTGGTGCGCGGGCTCAAAGCCGCTTCGGCGAAGCTCAAGGCCTGGGGCCAGGGCGTCACCGCGGTCGGCAAGACGATGCTGGCCGGAGGCGCGACCGTCCTGGGCGCTTTGGTCGGCACGGCCAAGGTGTTTGCCGACATGGGCAGCCAGCTTGCGGACATGAGTGCCCGAACCGGTGTCTCGTTCGAGTCCCTGTCGGAACTGGGGTATGTGGCTGAGATGTCGGGCGGCGACATGGAGACGCTCGAAGGCGGTCTGCGGAAGATGCAGAAGACGATCGTCGAGGCAGCGTCCGGCTCTCAGTCGGCCCAAGAAGCGTTCTCTGCCTTGGGAATCGCGATCGCCGATCTGGCGAACCTCTCGCCCGACGAGCAGTTCATGCTGATCGCCGACCGGCTGGCCCAGATCAAGAACCCCACCCAGCGGGCGGCGGCCGCGATGGAGGTCTTCGGGAAATCCGGCACGAAGCTCCTGCCGATGATGGCCGACGGCGCCACGGGCCTGGAGGCAATGCGACAGAAGGCCCGGGACCTGGGCCTGGTGATGTCGAGCGAGGATGCGGCCGCAGCCGACGATTTTGGCGACGTGCTCGACACGCTGTGGAAGACGCTCAAAGTCGGCGTATTCACCATCGGATCTGCCTTGGCCCCGATCCTCAGCGATCTGGCCGAGCGCGTGATGGGGGTGATCAAGAGCGTTTCCGACTGGATCAAGCAGAACAAGGATGTCGTGGTCATCGTGTTTAAGGTAGCCGCCGCCGTGGCGGCTGGTGGCGCGGCGCTGGTGCTCCTCGGGGGGCTGATCTCCGGGGTCGGGTTCGCCTTTGGCGCGCTGGCAAGCATCGTCACTGGCGTGGGAACCGTGTTGGGCGTGATCGGCACGGTCCTGGGCGCGATCCTATCGCCCGTGGGGCTGGTGATTGCGGCCCTGGCGTCTCTGGGGGGCTATCTCCTCTACGTCTCGGGCGCCGGCCAGCAAGCCCTGTCGTGGCTGGGCGAGCAGTTTGCTGCGCTGCGGGACACGGCCTTGGCCGCCTGGAAAGGCATCTCCGATGCGCTGGCGGCCGGCGATATCGGCCTGGCCGCCAAGATCCTCTGGCTCACGCTGAAGATGGAGTGGCAGAAGGGGGTCGCCTGGCTCACCGAGAAGTGGATCGGCTTCAAGGAAGCCTTCATGGCTGTGGCCACTGAGGCGGTCTACGGCACGGCCAAGATCCTCACCTCGGCCTGGGCCGGGCTGCAAACCGCTTGGGTCGAGACGGTCGCCTTCATGTCCAAGGCGTGGACGGCCTTCACCAGTTCGCTGGTGACCGGCTGGAAGACGGCGCAGAACTGGATCGCCAAGAAGTTCGTCTCGCTGATGGCCATGTTCGACGACTCCGTGGACGTCGAAGGTGCCCAGCAGATCCTGGACGAGGACTTCCAGCGGGAACAGCGAGGGCGTGAGCAGGCTACGCAGCAGCAACTCCGCGACATCGAAACCACGCGCCAGTCCAAACGGGCGGCGATCGACCAGGAGGAACAGGGCACCCTCGATGAGCTGAACCGGGAGAAGGATGCCCGGCACGTGGCGCGGCGGCAGCAGAACGACGCCGACGTGAAGGCAGCCGAGGACGCGGTGGCCCAGGCTCGCAAGCAGTGGCAGGACGCGCTCGATGAGGCGGCTCGCAAGCGGGCCGAGATTGCCGAGACAGCCGGTCCTGAGCGGATCAAGGGACCGGGCGATCTGGAGGGACTCGACCTCGAAGGGATGGGCAAGAAGTCGGTCAGCGTCCAGGGCACGTTCAACCCGATGGCCGCCGCTGGCCTGGGGACGGGTGGGCCGCTGGAGCGCGTGGCCCGGGCCGGTGAAGAGACGGCCAAGAACACCCGCAAGCTGGTGATGCAGGCCCAGCATGGCGGCCTGCAGTTCGTGTAAGGAACGGGAACGGAGTCGATGGCGGTCACGGTCCACGAGAAATGGGAAAGCCGTGAGTCAACCGAAGGGGAGAGCCCGTCGGTTGACCTTATCTATGTTGTGCGCGGCACGGACAACGACCTGTCAGCCAAGACGGCCCTAGCCCTGGCGTCGCCCGTTCTCTACGACGGCCTCGTCCGCCAGACCCTGCACATCGAGCGGGTCGCCGAGGATATCTGGGAAGGTTCGGTGCGGTATGGCAAACGCGAACCGCCCGAGACAGGGGATTCCTCGTACCAGTTCGACACGGGCGGCGGAACCCAGCACATCACCCAAAGCCTCCAGACGGTCGGTCGCTATGCCCTGCCGGGAAAGGCCGCGCCGGATTTCCAAGGGGCCATCGGCGTTACCCACGACAACGTCGAGGGTGTGGACATCACGGTCCCGGTCTACAACTTTTCGGAGACGCACTATGTCGCCACGGCGCAGGTCACCGGCGCCTATAAGGCGGCCCTGTTCTTCCTGACCGGCAAGGTCAACGGCGCCGGATTTCGCGGCTTCTCGCCCGGCGAAGTCCTCTTCCTCGGGGCATCCGGCTCCAAACGTGGCGAGGATGACTGGGAGATCACCTTTCGCTTCGCTGCCAGTCCCAACGTCCAGAACCTTTCGATCGGAGGCATCACCGGCATCGACAAGAAGGGCTGGGAATACCTCTGGGTCCGCTATGCCGACGACGAGGACACCAACGCCAAGGTCCTGGTGAAAAAGCCCATCGGCGTCTACGTCGAGCGGGTCTACGAGAACGGGGATTTTTCGGGCCTGGGCATCGGAACGTGACGGAGGCTGCCCATGGGAAACCCCTTCAAGAAGGTGCAGCCCGGGCAGAAGCTGGAAATCCCAGCCGAGGCGTTCAACACGTTCATCGACGCGGCGCTCGACTTGAAGGCCCGGCAGCAGAGCCGCGGCGGGCAGTCGGAACCGAGATTTCCCAACAGTGGCATCATCAAGGTCCGCAACGCCAGTGGCTCCGACCGAGAACGATTCGATGTTCTGGGGCTGGTTGCCCCGATCATCGACCCGTTGGCCAACCTGCAGGCGTTCAAGAACGAGCCAACGCTGATCGGGGTCACACCGGAAGACCCCGCACATCGCGGCAAGTTCGCCATCCTGCTCGAGCCAGTCAAGGCCGGTGAGATCGCCCACTACGCCTGCGTTAGCGGCGTGACCCCCGCCCGGGTCTATGTGGAGAAGGAATGGCACGACCGGGCCGACGTCTTCTCGGGCGAGCCGTCCTGCCTGAAATGCGGGGAGCGAGGCGCGGCCACCATCTTGTGGAAACAGCCGGGTAAGGGAGTTAAGTGGGCGCTGGTCAAGATCGGCCTGGGCTACGACGAAGACTTCTGGGCCCGGATCATCGCCCACGAGCAGATCGGGCCGAACAAGTGGAAGTACACCTTCTTCGAGGTCATCCACGACGACGAGAAGTACGAGTATGGCGCCTGGGTGCCCAAGCCCAATGGTCGCATGGGCTACGCCTACAATTCGGTCGAGGACCCCAACGACGGCGCGGGAATTGAGGGCAACGGCGTCGATCTGGACCACCTCGAACGTTGCTGCGCGGACTTCATGGAAGACTGCTGCGACGGGCCAGTCCCGTCCAGCAGCGGTGCCGGCGCGTGCAACTGCCGCCTGTTGCCGGTTGGCATCAACGCCATTGTCCGAATGAAGGAAGTCCTCTTCGGCACCGACCCGCAGCCGAAGATCGAGTACTGGTTCCAGTACGAGAACGAGGCGGATTGCTGCCCGCCCAGCGGCAGCTCTTCCTCCTCGGGCAGTTCCAGTAGCAGTTCGTCAGGGAGTTCCTCGGGAAGTTCTTCCGGCAGTTCCTCCGGCAGCAGCGGTAGCTCTTCAGGCTCCTCCTCGTCCAGTGGCAGCTCTTCGGGGAGCAGTTCATCATCGGGACCGTCCTCTTCGGGCAGCTCCTCTGGCGGCTCCTCCAGCGGTCCGCCGTCGTCATCGGGCGGCAGTTCCTCTGGGACGCCGCCCTCGTCCAGCGGAACCTCGGGCCAGGAGGTCACCGTCAACCTGGTCACCTGCGACATCCACAACCGATGCGGCCACTATCTGGTCTTTCAGCAGGTGCGGTTGCACCTGCCGCCGGGCACCCAAGTCGAGCAGATTCCGCCGACCGTGGTGCCAATCTTCGAGTCCCAGGAGCCCTGCGACTCGTCCAGCAGCAGCGGGTCATCGGGTTCCTCCAGCAGCGGATCGTCTTCTTCCGGGAGCAGCAGCGGCTCGTCGTCGGGCAAGAGTTCCTCTTCGAGCGGCGTTTCATCATCCGGAAGCTCCTCCAGCGGAAGTTCCTCCGGTCCGTCGTCGGGCAGTTCGTCCGGGTCGTCGAGCGGCCCGTTGAGTTCCTCGTCGGGCAGCAGTTCTTCGGGCGGAAGTTCATCCTCGTCAGGCAGTTCGTCGGGCAGCTCCAGCGGCAGTTCGTCCGGAACCAGTTCGTCAGGTTCGAGTGGCTCCTCGAGCGGCTCCTCCAGTTCCAGCGGCTCGTCCAGCCAGCCGTCCTCCTCGTCAAGCGGCTCGTCGAGCGGGTCGAGCAGCCTTGCGTCGTCCAGTAGCAGCCCGTCGAGCAGCAGCCCCTCAAGCAGTTCTGCTTCAAGCAGCGGGCCATCCAGCAGTACTCCTTCAAGTAGCAATCCTTCAAGTAGCGGTTCGTCCAGCGGCAGCGCCAGTTCGTCGAGTGGAGCGTCGTCTTCGTCGAGCGGTTCATCGAGTGGTCCGCCGTCGTCATCTGGCTCCAGCAGCGGCGCGC